GCCGTAAGTGCCCGCCGAGCCCGAGTTCGGCAGTTGCCCGAAAGCTTCTTCCTGCTTGTTATACCAGTAGAGCGACGACACGCCCGTCACGTAATAGGCTTGACGGCCAACGTCAGTGGGAAGGTCGGGCACAAGCCCCTGCGTCTGCCCGAGGTTCAGGTGGTCGCCCACGAAGATCGTGCCCGCAGCGGACGTAACGGGCGCCGGAGTAAAGACGGGCTCCCAAATCTTGCGGTGGACCTTCTTGCGGAGATTGAGTGTCAGCGACATTTTCAGACCTGAATGTTAGCGTAGATGTGCTGCGGCAGGGACGCCGGGTGATATTGCTGCGACTGCGCCACGACCAAATGATTGCTGGTCGAAAAGGTCGGGGAGGAACCGCCAGCAGTCGTTTGCGGCGAGTTACCGGCGATCTGGTTGACGTTAACTGGCGCATTGTTCTGGATCGTGACTTGGAAATCCGCCTGTGTAGAGTTCCGAACCGTGAGCGACGGCGCGCCTGCCGCCGAACCCATCTGCCACACCGAACGCAGGATCATTGCGATGGTGTTCAGCAACTCTTGCGTATAGGCGTTTTCCTCCACCACCGACCGGACCAGCATGGCGAGTTCGTTGCCGACCGGATCGGCTGTCCCGCCTTGAGCGTCGCCCTGGTTTACACCGTCGCCGCCAAGCGCAAGCTTTAGGCGCTGAAACAGGACACCGCCGATGTCGTCAGCAGCAACCGTTGCGCCAACCCCAGGTGTATAGCCTACGTTGTCAGCCACGATTCCCCCCTTACGACAGCGTTATCGCAGCGCCCGTGAAGTCCACGGTGAAAGTCTCCGTGTTCGCCATCGTGATGCTGGAGCCATAATCCCACCACCCAACAAGCGGGTCGCCTGCAACGGTGTCGTCGTAAAGAACGACATAGCGAAACGGACCCACGCTCCCCGATGCCGTCATAACCAAGTCGGCAAGCACAAGCGTATAGGTTCCCGATGTCTGCGAAGAACTTGTAGTCGTGACGTTGCGCGACGACAGGTTGGTATAACTGATCTGCGTAATGTCTGCCAACACGCTATTCGACGAGATGGGCGCACTGTTTGTCAGGGCAATGACAAATTGGTCGGAGGCAAGATTTGCCGCCTCCACCATTGTTTCGGCCCATGCGTTGAACTTGTTATATGTGGCCATTGCTCACCTATTGGATGCTTGGGCGCACGATTTCGACGCCAACGGCGCGTCCATCGGGGCCACGAATAAGACGCTTGGGAGCGGTCAATTGCTCAACGGCATTGTCCAGCCGGTCCACAATGTCCGATTGGCGGTTCAGCATGTCGTTGTAAGTGGCCGAAACAACTTCCATGACTTGCTTAAGCGTTTCGCCAATGTCCTCCATCGCCGTCTTGTTATCTTCGAGCAACGGAAGATCAGCCCCAGGATTGGCACTAATTCTGGCTACCATGACCTTAGTGTCAGCGTCAAGCCGCGCCTTGGCGTTTTCAAATTCCTCTTTTTGAGCCATTTCGCGCATCTTCATTTGCGCGTCAAACTCTTGCTTTTGGCGCTGAAGGTCCATCTGCATTTGCATCTTCATCTGCTCAATCTGCGTATCGGCCTGAATGCGGGCCTGCTGCATTTGAGAGTCTAGCTGCATCTTCATCTGTGCCGCCTGTTGATCGGCCTGCATCTTCATTTGAGCGCCCTGCTGTTCCGCCTGGACCTTCATCATTTCAGGATCAGGTTGCGGGTTTTGGGCGGCTTCGACCTGCTTTTGCTCCAGCTTCTGAAGCGCCACGTCAATGACGCCTTCAATGGTCCTGGCCTGCTTGAACGAGCCAATGGCAAACTGCATGACCTTCATGAGCATTGGCGTCAGTTCGGGCACCTGTTGCCCCGCCGTCACAGCCTCACGCAAGAAGTTGCCAAACGCACCGATAAACTCAATGCGCTCCTGCTTCATTTGCTGTTCGTCAAGCTGAACAAGGCTATCCGCCGCAACCTCAATACGGAAATTCCGCAGCGGATTGGACTTTAGCAATTGCAGGGCTTGCGGGATCATCTGCTGGTCTTCGGGCGACAATTGCTGTGCCGCCGCGTATTGCAGGATGGTTTCCTCTTGGAATTGCGAACAGATGATCTGTGCCTTGAGCCGGATCAGTTCGGTCGCAAACAGCGCCACGGACTCCTGCATGGCGCGAAGCCTAAGCCCGGCATACTGGCCCTTGATCTGCTGTGCCGTGGCCGTCTCACTCGCCGCCGTCTGGCCGCGAATGATGTCCGAAATGCCCGTGATCTCGTAAATCTGGCCCTTGATCTGCGCCTGGGCCTGATAGCACTGGATCAGCGTCGCCGCGATGGCGTCAATGGGCAGAAGGTCAATTGTCCCCTTAAGGCCACCTTTCTCGCTAAAAGCGGCCCATTTGTCCGTAGGGATCAAAGTATTGTTGTCGCCCTCGGTCAAAAGCCGCTGTAGCGCGGGCTGTGAGGCGTCATAGATACCGCGAACGCGAAGCGCCTTGATCAAACCATCAATGCGGTCTGTCAGAATGTCCAGTTCGTTAGCCTGATCCTGATACAGCACGAAATCAGGGATCGGGACCAAGCTATCCGTAGTCGTCGTCGCATACAGCGGCTTGGCGCACGGGAAGAAGCCCTCAAGGTTAAGCGGATCATCCCGCTCATCCAAGATTTCAGGATGAGACTCGCTTAGCCAATAGACCTTTTGCGTCTCGCTGTCCCACAACTCGCAAATCTTGGCTTGGTCCGCACTCTTGCTGGACTGCCCATATTTCGTAAGCCCTTCAGGCGTATCGTTGGTCGGAATCTTGCGGGCAAGTTCATCCCCAAACCGCTCCCTCAACGCTGCCTTGGACATATAGACCCAGCGCCAAACCTGGGTGACTTCCTCCCAAGTCCGCGCCACGTTATGCCCGAAGTCGCGCCAATGCACATAGTCAGTCGGCGCACACTCGTATTCGATGGCCTCTTGCGGCTGGTTATCGCCCTCGTCGTCAGCGTCTTCCGTTATCTGAAATCCGTCTTCAGGCCTGCCAACTTCGATAATGTGCGGGTCATAGCGCACCCAGGCCACGCCGCGACCACCAAGAAAACGATCTTCGACCGCATTCTTCATGGCCGACCGGAAGTCGGGATAATGCTCAATCTCGTAGTCCAGGGCGCGCTCAATTAGCAGGCTCGCCACCCGGCCAACCGGATCATGGTCCGCAAAGCGCCGGGATACGTCCGCTTTTGGCAGACGCGAGAACACCGCAGGCACAAGCGTCTGCACGTTCGACCACAGCACGTTAAATCGGGCGGCTTCGGAACCCGTCGCCCCGTTTGTGCGGACATCATCGCGATAGCGGCGGATGATCTTGGTCGAGCGCGATTCCCACTTGGTGAACTCGCGGTTGTATTGCCCGATGATGTTCAGGTATTTTTGCAGCGCGGGAGTAACAGGCAGTTCAGCCACGATTAGCCCCTATCAGGCGGAAAACACGCCAATGGCAAGCACTTCAACGCCCGCGCCGGTCGTCACTTGCCACGCCCCGTTTCGGGACACGACATTCATCTCAATGTTGTAGACGCCGATGCCGCCACCAGGGCTGTTCGACAAAACCGTGTGCGCGGCGCCCGATCCGTCCTTGATCTGCACCTGAGCGGTCGCCGCCGTCGCCACCGTGCAAACAAGGCGGTGAATATAGTCCCCCGCAGCGCCCGATCCGCCAAGAACATGATTGGTTTGGCTGGCAGCTACGTGTTCATACTGATAGCGATAGGGGTAATTGACGCCGCTCATATCCGTTGCCTTCTCTGGCGCGGCCTGGAGGCCCACATGTCATTCAATGTAGCCGAGTTTTCTTCGCCAACCAACAAAGTATGTGGATTGTGCGTCTTTTTCTCTGAAAACTGGTGTTTATTCCACGAAATCGCCAGCATTCTCATCGCATCTGCCGGATGCGAGCACCAGTTGTGCTTGGGCGTGGGCCTAAAAGCCTTCTTATCCTCATCATATTCACGCTCATACTGCCTCAGAGCCTCAATGCCCTCATAGCACCTCTTTTCGTCAAACCAGCAAATCGGCAAGGTCTTACGAACCGCCTGAATACCGTCCTGAAGGCTCAAATCAGGCACAATCGCCATGTTTTGCAGCCCAAGATACTCCCCAAGCTGCTCAATGATGCTCTTGCCTTCCGCCGCAAGGGTCTTGGCCTTGGCGTCATGCGGCAAAAAGTGCTTCTCATAGTGATATTTCTTGTCCGTAACGATTTTGGCAAGTTCCTTGATGCCCTTGCCGCTCACCGCATGGTAGTCAATCACATGGATTTCGTTGCGTAGCACCTGATACCACCAAATCGCCGTATCATCGCGGTATCCCAAGTCCCAAGCCGTGTATGTCGGAAGGCTCGGATCATAGTCCACCTTGCCAATCCGCTTCTCATCATTGGCAAGCCGCATTTCAAGGCCATAAAACGCGCCCAGGATCGCCGCCTCAAAGCTGCACTCGTATTCCTGCTCATACTGGTCCTTGGACAACTGCCTGCGATTGTCCTCCAACTCCTCCTCAGGCAGAATCTTGCTCTCC